CCGGGGATGAATACCCCAGGTTTATGAGGAAGTGCAAATTAGGATTTACAACGTGTGAGTTTGGAAACAGCCGGGCCAAGATGTATGAGTATATGGCTAGTGGCGCAGCGCTTCTCTCTCAACCCTTCGACGAGAGCAGGAAGCTCTTTGACGAAAGATGCTGGCATGAATACACCGACGAAAACGACGTTGTTGAAAAGACAGAGCAGCTGTTACGGGATCCCTACCTTATGGACTACCTGGCAGACACGGCACACAGCCAGATCTTAAAGCATCATACCGACGCCAAAAGGATAAACCAATTCTACATTACTATAAAACATTTCCTTGAGGGGAAACCAATCCCGCAATTTTTCAGGAGGTAAACCATGCTGTTCCGCGTAAACGAGATACTGGAAGATATTGAACACCACATTGTCGAGAGGAAACCTTTCAGCCTGGTTCGTCCTGGTGACGGGGATCTCCGGCACATGGAAGCCTGGATGAACAAAAAACGCGGAGTGGCTTACGATCACCTGATGATGAAGCGGATGAACACGCACGGTTTCACGGTCAATGATGCCGACACGGTATATTCTCGCATGGTTCAGGCCATGAACGCGGCCAATTACTGCTCTTGCTTTGAAACCATCCTCACCCCAAAAGTATTCTTCCGGAATTTCGACCGGTCGACCGGAACCAGCCAGGACACGGTTGACGCTATCAAGAACTATCAGACTATCTATAATGACTGCGGAGTGACCAATCACAACTATTGCTGTCAAGACATCAACTGGAAGCTATGGCTAAGGGGCCGTCGAAACCTGAAGCATATCTTGAATGACACCGGGGCGCGGTGTATGGTCCTGGGGCCGTATGCGTGTGAAGCCGCAGAGCTGCTGCAGAAGAACGGCGTCCGGGTGACATATCCCCTGGTGACGCCTAACAGGTTTGGCGGGATCTTTGAAAAGGACGAGAAGATTATCGAGTGTATCCGGTCGGTTGCCGACGGGTGGGATGTTCTCATTATGTGTTCCTCCATTGTTGGGCGCTGGTATTGCGAGGTTGCGCGTCGTATGGGAAAGGTTGCGATCGACAGCGGAAAGATCACTGAAGCCTGGGTCCAGCCGCCGATTAACAAGATGGGAGCGCCTATGTTCTGGATGTCGCATAAGTATTCGCGTTGGGTTAATCCTGTTAGTGAGACCTGTGACTTTGTATTCACGCCTGAAGGCGAACTCATGTATGAGAGGTATATGTAGTGGATGGCATGGCAGAAGGCTTGAAGCGAGAAATAAGGATCCTCCGGAAGCTGCTGGACCGGGCGGTTAAGAACCGGGTCCGCATGGAGGTTAAGATGCGTAACCAGCTCAACGAGCTGCTGCAGCGGAAAATGGACGACGTCATGTTCCACCATATACCGCTCACCGATATACGCTACCAGGTTATGATGCTGCAGTCTGAAGCGTCGAACCCGAAGAATACATCAGCTGAGAGACAGAAGGCGATCAAGGGCGCTGCAGAGATCATGGCACGGAAGCGCGAGTTTGAAGCCAATCTGAAATTCAAGGAGAAAGAAGCCAAACGCAAAAAGGACCGGGTCGATCGTCGTCCGTATAAAAGCTCCAAGACACCGGATGAACCCGCTCCTACCACAATGGAAATAGACAGCGATCTTTTAGATGAAGACGGGGAGGTGAAGCCAGATGCCGACAGGAACGAAAGTGGAGAGACTATACCTGGCGCTCCGCAGACAAGGGAAATCGGAAGCGAGCGCAGCCAGGATAGCCCAGGCACAGACGGGCCAAAGCCTGAAGACCGGGAAGAAACCGAAGAAGAGGAAGCGTAAGTAATGGCAAAGAAGCTGGAACAACATACGCCGAAGTGGGAAAAGCTGCAGAAGAGATATACCCGGTCCTTGTGGCATTTCTGCTATGAGATCATGGGGTTTAGAGACATCAACGATCCCTTCCATAAATATGAGCTAGACCTGTTTGACGAGAACCGGCGGGCCGGTATAAAGTCTACCTTGACGCTATGGCCGCGTGGTCACTTGAAATCGTCATGTCTTACAGTGGGAGACAGTCTGCGGTGTATCTGCTTGAACCCAAACATCCGGATCTTGATCTTGAACGCGACCGGAGAGAACGCGGAAGACTTCCTGAGTGTTATTAAATCCCATATCACAGATAACAAGAAGTTTCACTTCTTCTATCCCCATGTAAAGCGGCTTGTCGGTGACGGCGCCAAGTGGTCGGCAAGTCAGGCAATCGTCGAGAGGAAGGTTATTCTTCCAGAACCGACAATCCGCGCCCTGGGTATCGACGCGAATATCGTATCCAAGCATTTTGATATGATTAAGTTTGATGATATTGTTACCTGGGACAATACTGACACCCCGGACAAGATCCGGACACTGAAGAAGAAATACGAGTACGCAAGCGGTGACGTCCTGGAACCAGGCGGCATAGAAGACGTTGTCGGAACACGGTATGACTTTTACGATCTCTACGATATGCTGCTTGAAGACGACGACTTTGTATGCTCCGTCCGGCAGCTACGCGAAATGAACACCAAGACGGGCCGGGAGGAATATATATTTCCGCAGAAGTTCAATGCCAAGGTGGAAGCCAGGCTGAAGAAGAAGCACACGTTCTTTATTTTCAACTGTCAGTATTTCAACGCCCCGGTCAAGAACGAGGATATGCTTTTCCAAAAGAGCATGATCCGGTACTGGGAGCAGCTTCCCCCAAACGGTGTATTCCGTATCACGGTGGATCCGGCCAGTTCAACAGAGAACTATGCCGACCGGTCCGCGATCGTATGTTGTTATTGGGTGGGGCCATGTGAGCCTTATCCTCACGGCGCTGTATTCCTGTATCATTATGTATATGAGCGCATGGACACGGACACGCTGCTGGATGAAATGTTCGGCATGTATGCCGAGAGACAGCCGGAATTTCTGAGTATCGAGATCCAGGGATCCCAGTCCGGCACGTTATGGGATGTTGTGATGAAAGAGAAGGACCGAAGAAATTTTGTAAATATGGATATTCTTAAATTTTCCCCAACTCAAGGCAATAAGAAGTATTCCAGGATCTCTTTAATGCAGCCGTATTTCAAACGCGCTCAGTTTTATATCAAAAAAGAGCATGAAGAGTTTGAGCAGGAAATGCTTAAATACACAGGGTTTAAGAAGAAAGAGAAAGACGACTTAATCGACGCAACCGCTCAACAGTTTCAGATGGGAGATTTCCCGGTAGGCGTTATGGAAGACGAAGACGACGACGATGAATACGAGTCGTTATATGGTCCGAATAGTGCCACAGGATATTAGTTCTTGACAAATTAACATATTGGTATATATTCTTTACATAATATAAAATACCCGGCTACCTATTTTATATGGGAGTCGGGCCTATGGGTACACAGATAGAACCAGCTGCAAAGCAAGTATCTGCGTATCTTGACGACGTCGAAAACCAGCATACCGTAAAATGGAATGGCGAGATCGACACAGCCTTTGGCACGATCAAAGCCACCAGTAAAGAAAACTTCTTATCACAAGTATTTGGAAAAGCCGACGAGCAGCTGAAACTCACGAAGAAGTGGCGCGCCACATACTACGATCCCATGTGGTCGTTATGTGATAAGGCGTATTACGGTTACAAGGGGTCGCTCAAGACACAGGATATCAAGAAGGAATACCGATCGAATCTCCGTATCCGGTACGCATACAGGAATACGGAAAGCCAGGTTTCAAAAGTTGTTCCCTCCATCCTCTCCTTCGATCCCCCGGTATCAGTTATCCCTAATGACGAAAACAGCTCCGAGCGCGAACACAAGGCCCGCGCTGCACAGAAACAGCTCAAGTACAATCTGTTTCAGCGGCAAAACGCGGTAGAGCTTTTCATCAACTGGGTACGCCAGGGTGAGAAACTGGGTCTCTCCCCTATGAAAATGTACTGGGCGTTTGACCAGAAGGACCATAGGGTGATCCGTCGACCGCTGCTTGACGAAGAAGGCGTCCTGGTTGGATTGCGATCGGTTGAGTTTGATGAACCATATATCATCAAGGACAATCCGGAAAACGCGAATGTAAATGTTCGTAAGTTCTGGTGGAACACAGACGCGGTGAATAAGGACACGCTGCGTTATGCTTTTGAAGAATACTGGAAACCCCTCAGCTACATTAAGAAATCCCCTCTATATATTGCCAGCCAGACCAAGAACCTTTCCGCTGATTCACCTTATACGGATAGCGACGAGGAAACGCAGCGGACCAAGGGGCAGACGAAGATGGTCAATACGGGCGAGGAAATGGTCAGGATCACGGAGCGTTGGGATCCTGATTACCTTATCGTCATGGCGAACGACCGTATTATCCGGTATCAGAACAACCCTTTTGATGATGGCATTATACCTTATTACTTCTATCGCGGCACGATCCTTGAGGATCACTTCCCAGGCATGGGTACTATTGAGCCTATGCTGGACCTGGAAGAGCTGGCGAATATCATAGCCAATCAGCGCATTGACAATGTTCACAGGATCATCAACCGGATGCTGCTCGTTGCGACGTCTTCCGGTCTTCATAAGAAGCGGCTGAAATTTAAGCCGATG